TTCTGATCTAAGTAGACAATCAATATCTAGATGCTATAGTGGGGTGCGACGGCACCCCTTTTTTTATGAAAAAAATTCTGCTTTCACCAATTACTCACTTTAATCTAATGTTAGTGGGTATTTTAATTTTCATCGGAGTGCTACACGAACATACTCACCGCGCTATGGAGGTAGATGTGCATGGGTATGTCAAACAATACTGTAGAGCAAACCCAGACACTTGTGAGTCTATGAACTCAGACTATTGAAATCTAAAGAAAAATGGAAATCTTAAGAAAAAGGGGTTGACAGAAATCGTTACAATACTATATAATATGTAAAGTAATGCAACACAAAAAGAAATGACTCGTTCCGGTACTGTGACAATTGAAGATGGTGGACGTACAAACATGTTCGCCAGAGAACCTCAGATGGTAGTAGAATCCTACAACCGTAAAGGTCTTGAATCACCTCAACAATACGCAGAGACCTATAATGGTCGCTGGGCTATGATGGGAATCGTTTCTGGTTTCATCTCATACGCTATCACGGGTAATTTCTTCTTCGGAATCTTCTGATGACTGAAGCAATTTTCACTATTACAAGTATTGCATTTTTCGTCCTCCTATCCTATTCTGTAGAACAACTATCTGAAACTTACTGATGATTGAACTTTTGACGCAGACCGAATTCTCTTGGGCTGCCAACCATACTATTGTTGAGTTCCTTGCAGGGTATGTCTTTGGTGCTGCTCTTATTGTTGGAGCACCAGCAGTCTTCTTTCTGATTGCTTTCATGCCAGCTCTTCAGAATACTAAAGGTCGCATGGTTGGATACAAGGATCATAAGGAATATGGTGATTCCTCAACATATGAGAACACCCCTTCCAGTCAAGATACTTTCCAACTTTGGATTTCTGGGTTATCATAGGGATATATACGAAGTAAACAAAACTACTTGATATGCCTGACCCAGACGCTCTTTGGAAGGATATACAGAAACTTGACGACATGTATGAAGAGTTACTGTGGCATCCTGACGACGAATTACAATTCACTCATGATGGTGAAAAAATAATCATTACTAACAAAACACTACAGGAAAAAAACAATGTTTAATGAAGGCGCAGAAAAACTGAATGGTCGTGCAGCAATGATCGGTTTCGTTGCAGCAGTTGGATCCTACCTCGCAACTGGACAAGTCATTCCAGGTATTTGGTGATGGGATTCATAGCAGTGGCAATGCTGTTGCTAATTCCTATCGCAGCAGCAGCGAGAAACTCATGAGTTTAGAGTGGGGACAAACGATCATTTTTTTCTTGACACCACTCTTCTTCATGCTCTTATTCATAGAAACAGATGAAGATGATGACGGACCACCAGACGGAGGAATAATGACTCCAATTTACGCTCCGTCACCCTCTTGACAAGTAAAACAGAATACTCTATAATACGGGAACTGTTTATTGGACACGTTCCCTATTTTTATGCTGAAACAAGTCGCTTCTTTTAGTCTTCTGGCACTTCTGAGCGCATCCTGTGCAACAGCGGTTGAAAAACCAGAGAAGGAAGTTGTCAGCATTCCAGTAGAACCTTATAAAACAACATGGAAATGTGAAGACTGCACTCCAAATGAACAATATGTCCTTGCAGAACTACAAAAGCACACCAAAATCTCTGATCGTAATGCCCTGGCAACGATCATGGGAAATATTAAACAGGAAAGCCTTTTTGTTTCCAACATATGCGAGGGAGGGGCTCGAGTTCCTTACGGGGATTGCCATCGGGGTGGGTATGGCCTTATTCAGTGGACCAGCATAAACCGTTATAACAATCTTGGTAAGTTTTGCAATAAATATGATTGTGACCCCAGCAGTCTTGAAGGTCAGACTCGTTACATGATTAACGAGAATATCTTCCAACGTTATCTTCCTATGTTTGAAGGTAATGGACAGACTGTTGGGCAGTATATGGTTCCTGCATACTATTGGTTAGGTTGGGGTATTAAAGGTAATCGCGAAATCTACGCATACGAATACACTAAGAAATTGGTACTGGCATGATCAATACTATTAAAGAGACAATTAAGGGTATCCTTGGAATCGAAAAAAAGATTGACGAGGACGATATTGAATGTGCAATTGATGAGGATGTTGTAGAATGTGATGGATTAGACTACGAAGATCAGTATTACACTGGTGTTCCTGCTCCTGTGCTAACTCCTCACGACGATTGGTTTGAAAATCCCCCGAAAACTGAAATGCAAATGGAATACGAACACATCAATGATGATTTTCAAGATGGATGGTGGTTGCTTCCTGAATATCAGGACACCAAGGAATCGTCTAACATTCATCAAGAGATGTATGAAATAGCAACCAAGAGTGGTGCTACAACGATCCAACTTGATCCTATTGGTGGATCAGAAAACTTTCAAGGCGGTTCAGAAAATGTCCATCGATGATTGGCGATACAGCGATCAGAAAATGAAAGTTAGAGAGCAAGCACTCAAAGTGTTACTTTCTAAGTTTGGTGGTCAAATGGATGGAGTTCGTCCTAAATACAGCAGTCAATCAATCTATGAGTGTGCTCAAGACTGGGTGTCTCAAGGCAACATGCACACTGCAGGGATTGTAAAATACTACGAGGCTTATTATGCAAAAGGTAATTAATGTATTAGCAGTTCTATCATTTGTGGGAACTGCAGGCATCATTGGTGGAGGAACAGTTGTTTATCTTCGTCGAGATGCTATTGTTGAACAAGTAAAAGAAAACGTTGCTAAGGCAGCAGCAGAAGCAATTGCAGGAGCACTTCCTGGTATGATGGATGCCGCCATGCCCGAACTTCCTGCTGCTACTGGTGGTGCAATAGGTATGCCTGCTGGTGGCGCTGCTGTTCCCTTTTGATTATTCATTATGAAAAAAATTATTGCGTCCCTGGTTGCTGCGGCAGCGGTTGCCCTACCTGCCCTTTCCGCCCCAAACCAAGATCCTAAACTAACTAAGGGTTTCAGGACTATGGATTCTATGGGGTGTATGCTTTTACAAGAATGCACTGATGGAGTCGAAGAAGTATTCAGTTTACTTGATGTATCTTCTCAGTATTCTAATACTGATGATTTTTATCCTGTTGCTAACGAGTTCAACAACATGCTTGTCTCCCTTAACCAGGTCGGAGTTAAGGTGTTTTTAGCAGATGAAAAGTATTTTCCACTCGAACATCGTGGTGTTTATCACACTGTGGGTAATAACTTCTTTCTTAACAGGGCGTACATGGGTGAACCACACATTTTGATGCAAGTAATGCGTCATGAAGGATGGCACGCTGCACAGGATTGTATGGCAGGAACTATTGAAAATAGTTTGATTGCTATCATCAAACCTGAAGATGAAGTACCCATGATCTGGCGTGTGATGGCAGAGAGAACCTATCCTGAACATGCCGTTCCCTGGGAAGCAGAGGCAGGATGGGCAGGTAGAACTGAAAACATGACTAAGGATGCCCTTGCAGCCTGCGCCACAGGTGAGATGTGGAAAATTTACGAACCAACTCCATTGACCCGTAAATATCTGGTTGAAGAAGGTTATCTCGCTAAATAAAGTTGCCTTTGTAGGTGACTCATGCCTGAAGAAGTAAAGAAGGAAGAAGTAAAAGAAGAAAAGAAAAAAGGACCTTTAGGAAAGTTGAAAGAAAAGGTAGAGGACTCTGAGGAGCATCTTGCCATTCTTTCAACTTTTGTTCGTTTAGGGATTCTTGTTTGGTCAGGCGGTATTCTCACATTGAACTATGTGACTATTCCTAATCTGCCACAGCAGAAGATCGATCCGACTTTCATAGCCAGTGTCTTCACGGGGGTTTTAGCCACGTTCGGGGTCCAGACAGCGAAGAAATCTAATGATGGCACCATGAAGATGAATGGTGCTAATGGTGCTGCTGCTGGTGCCGGTGGTGGCGGAATCACCAAAGCAGATCTTGAGAAATTAATTGCTGCTGCATCTCAGACTGCACCTGCTCAGACTATCAGAGTTGAGCAAGGACCAATCAAAATCGTTACAGATCAACCTCCATACAAAATGTGATATGAAACCTTACCTCAAGTGGACCG